AAAGGAAAAAGACTTCGTAGTACGTTGTCTCAATCCTGATCATGACGATAAGAACCCAAGTATGAGAGTCGACCAGATTGATGGTCGGTTCAATTGCTTTGCCTGTGAGTATAAGGGCAATCTTTTTTCTTTGTATGGAGAAAAGTTTGGTGGCTTACAGGTGAAGAGAGACATAGTGACTAAAAAAATAAAAGAAAAACGAGCAGAAAGTATTGGACTAACCTTTCCTACAAACTATATGCCTTATGTTGGTAACTGGAGAAATATATCTCCAAAAACATATGCAAAGTTTGAAGCCTTTGAGCATACAGGAAAAGATTACACTAGTCGAATAAACTTTCCGATAAGAGATATTTCCGGAAAGATAGTAGCTTTTCAAGGCAGACATACGGGTGGAGATACTCCAAAGTATCTATTTACTCCACCTGGTGCGAGTCTACCTCTTTTTCCACAAGTATCTCCTCGTCAGGGAGATATTATCCTAGTAGAAGGCATATTTGATATGCTAAATCTACATGATAAAGGAATACAGAATGCTGTATGTTGTTTTGGTACAAACAATATTAATGAAGATAAGCTTGCAATACTAAGTATGCAAGGCGTAAGTAGAATTACTATCTTCTTTGATGGAGATGAAGCAGGACAAAAAGCAGCCATAAATGTGAAAGTGATGAGCGAAAAAATTGGTTTTCGCGTCAGGAATATTGAGTTGAAAGACTTAGATCCTGGAGCACTTACAGAAACTCAAATCCGTAAACTGGAGAGTAAATTATATGCCTAAAGTTGCATTAGTAGAAACTAAACCAAGTCGCACAAACTTTGCAAAAGAGTTTGATGGCGCATTTGAATTTGATCAGTATCAACTATGTTCTGATCCAAGTATAAAGAAAGTATTAAAGAAAGACTGTGACATTTCAATCGATACGGGGTTGTACGATTGGGTAGTTTTAGTAGGTGCAGATGCGCTGAAGTACTTCACAAAAATTAATTCAGTTACAGAATACTCTGGCAAGAAAGTAGAGGACAAGTTCTTGCCTGTAATAAATCCTGCAATGCTTGCCTTCAAACCAGAAGCTCGTAGAACGTGGGATGACTCTAAAACAAATATTATTGCTTACATCAATGGTGAGATAGAAGATGTAGTTATTGATGAAAGTATTGCCAAAGGTACACAAGATACCGAAGTAGCAAAAGAATGGATTCGTGGAGCACTAGCACATACAGGTGATTATATTGCTCTTGACTCAGAGACAAGCGGCTTATATCCTCGCAACGGTCATATGATTGGTATTTCTATGTCCTACAATGGTGAAGAAGGTATCTATATTGACACGGATTGCTTTGATGAAGAAATCGAAAAGATGCTTCATGAGCTGTTTCTAAAAAGACGAGTAATCTTTCATAATGCAAAGTTCGATATGGCTTTCTTTGAGTATCACTTTGGTTTTGAGTTTCCCAACTTCGAAGACACCATGTTGCTCCATTACCTCATAGACGAGAATCCGGGAGGGCATGGTCTGAAGCAACTCTCCCTCAAATTTACACCCTATGGTGATTATGAAAAACCAATGTACGATTGGATTGATCAGTACAAAAGATCCAATGGGCTAAATCAAAGTAACTTTGCTTGGGACATGATTCCCTTTGACATTATGAAAACCTATGCAGCAATGGATGCTGTATGTACTTTTCTGCTTTACCAAAAATTTAAGAAAATTAAAAATAATTCAAAACTCAAGTGGGTATACGACCATATTCTCATTCCTGGCTGCCGCTTTCTCATGGAGGCACAGGACAATGGCGTACCATTTGACCCACAGCGACTTCTTAAATCACAGTCTTTGATGCAAGAAGACATTGATGCTGCAATTAATCAGCTCTATGAAGTAGAGGCTGTACGAGAGTTTGAAAAAGTACAGGGAAAAGAATTCAATCCCAACAGTACAGTTCAGTTACGAAGCTTGCTGTTTGATTATATTGGTCTTAAACCCACAGGAAAAAAGACAGGCACAGGAGCTAATTCTACAGATGCAGAAGTACTCCAAGAACTCGGAGATCAACACGATGTTCCACGGTTTATACTTAACATACGTCAAAAGTCTAAAATCAAAAATACATACTTGGATAAAATCATTCCCCAGCTCGATCGAGACGATCGACTTCGCACTAATTTTAATCTACATGGTACTACTAGTGGACGCCTTAGTTCGTCTGGCAAACTAAATATGCAACAGTTGCCTCGAGATAATCCAATTGTCAAAGGTTGTATTCGTGCAAAAGAAGGTAACAAGATTGTTGCAATGGACTTAACTACCGCAGAGGTATATGTTGCAGCAAAGCTTGCCGAAGATGAGGCACTTATGGATGTATTTCGTTCCGGTGGAAACTTTCATAGTAGTATCGCAAAGACAGTATTTAAATTACCCTGCAATGTAGAAGATGTTGCAGAACTCTATGGAACTCAAAGACAAGCTGCAAAAGCAGTTACATTCGGTATTATGTATGGAGCTGGTCCTTCTAAGATCAGTCAACAAGTAACAAAAGATTCAGGAAAATATTTTAGTGTATCAGAAGCTAAAGAAGTTATCGAAGATTATTTCGGCTCTTTTCACCGTCTTAAAAAGTGGATTGAGACAAATCAAAAATTCATCATCCAGAATGGTTTCGTTTATTCGTTTTTCGGGCGAAAAAGACGATTACCAAATGTACTATCTGAGGATGCTGGTATCCGTAGTCACTCTGTTAGGTCTGGGCTTAATTTTCTCGTTCAGTCTGCTGCTTCAGACATTAATCTTTTAGGAGCGATTGATACTCACAGAACAGTAAAGCAAAGAAAGATGAAGAGCCGTATCTTTGCTTTAGTACACGACTCAATACTAGCGGAGGTACCAGAAAATGAAGTGGAAGAATACTCAGATATTCTCAAGAACTGTATTCAAATGGATAGAGGTATATCTATCTCCGGTGCTCCTGTCGGCTGTGATTTTGATGTGCATGACGACTATTCCTTAGGCAAATTCGAAAAAATGTATGGTGATTACGCATAAAACTATTGGAAAAGTAACGTTTCCAGTATTTATACTACCTTCAAGCAACTGGTATGAAAAAGACGGTCTTGTCTACATTGATAGACGAATTATAGACGATAAAAATATGCCAGGAGATACAATAGGAAAACGCAGAATGCAGACCCCTATGAAAAATCTTATGCCGATACGAGGATCTCTCGGTAGCTTAGTAGGAATACTTAAACAAACGAGCAAAACTTTTATAGACTCACGAGGAGTACCTTTTCTTTATGAAAAAACTCGCTCGTGCTCTCTTCGTTATTATAGAATCAAAAGAGTAGAACAAAAAAATAGTGCTTCTGTTCTTTGGTTGAAAGGAGTTAGTTTTCCTTTCAAAGTACCTCGCCCACCGACAACAAACTTGCAGTGGGCAGGAATTTTGCACCTTGGAAACCGCCCTTGGTTGCTTTACGAGTACTCACAAGAGAAACTTGCTGACACTCGAAGAAAGGTATAGATATATGTCAAAGAGATCAAAAACATTGGCTGGCTCAGGACTTTCACTTGCAGAGATAGAACCTCTTACAAAGAATCAACTCATAGCATTTGAAAGCGATAAAAATCTCATTCTACATGGACTTGCTGGTACTGGTAAAACATTTATCTCTTGTTATATTGCATTTGATGATATGGTAAAAAATGTTTATAATAACTTAGTAATTATACGAAGTGCAGTGCCTACACGAGATATTGGATTTCTACCTGGAAGTGAAAAAGAAAAAGCATCAGTATATGAAGAACCCTACAAAGAGATAGCTCTTGAATTATTTCAACGTGGAGATGCTTATGAAATACTTAAAACAAAAGGATTAGTGCATTTTATGACTACCTCTTTTATACGAGGTATTACTCTCAAAGAGACAGTAATTATTATTGATGAGTGTCAGAATATGACGTTTCATGAGCTAGACTCAATTATTACACGAGTAGGACCAAATTGTAGGGTTATTTTTTGTGGTGATTTTCGACAATCGGATCTTAAATCAAATGGGCTAGAAAGCTTTATGGAGATACTTAAAAATATGGGATCTTTTGATTTTATTAATTTTGAAATCAAAGACATAGTACGAAGTGAGTTCGTAAAAGATTATATAATTGCAAAAACTAAACTAGGGTTGTAATGGAGAAAGCAACAAAAGAAGAAATTGAAAAGTGGAGAGAAGAAGACTATTGGAATAGAATGGATTTTAATCCAGCATGGATATTTATTCTTCCGACAGTAGTCATATTACTTGCTCTGGGTGGAGCATATATTTTTGGACATTATATAATTCCAGGCGTATTATGAGTGATACAAATATAATTTCTTTCCTCGAACTACAAAAGAACAAAGAAAAAGATGCAGAACTTATATTTTACAGAGAAAAACTAAACAGTTTAAGAATGAGACAATCTTTTATTCATGCTGAAATAGAGCTTACACTGAAGATAATTGAAATGATCGAAAAAGAAAAAATTATAGAAGTGGTAAGAGATGAAAAGGAGCCATAGGTGCACGAAAGTATTTTAGAGATTCTTGAAAAAGAAAAACAAAGACAAGAAACACACTTTGAGTTAATTGCGAGTGAAAACTTTGCAAGTGATGCTGTTCGTTCTCTCTGTGGTAGTATATTTACAAATAAGTATGCAGAAGGCTATCCCGGAAAAAGATATTACAATGGCTGTGAGCATATGGATGAGATAGAAACTTTAGCTATAAATTCTGTATGTGAATTATATAACTGCAATTTTGCAAATGTACAACCACATAGCGGGGTCAATGCAAATACAGCAGTTTACCAAGCTTTTCTAAAGCCAGGAGACACAATACTTGGAATGGATCTTGCAAGTGGAGGACATTTAAGTCATGGAGCAAAACCTACTTTAAGTGGTAAAGTATATACTGCTCATGCCTATGGAGTGAATGAAAAGGGCTATCTTGATTACAATGAGATAGAAAAACTTGCAAAAGCCTGTAAACCAAAGATGATTGTAGCGGGTGCAAGTGCATATTCTCGACAAATAAACTGGAAAAGTTTTAGAGAGATTGCAGATAAAGTTGGCGCATTTCTACTTTGTGATATGGCACACTATAGTGGTCTGATTGCTGGTAATGCTTATGACTCTCCCCTGCCTTATGCAGATGTAGTAACAAGTACTACACATAAAACTCTACGAGGTCCAAGAGGCGGCATGATTCTATGGAACAATGAGGATTATAGTAAGAAAATTAATAGTGCAATTTTTCCTGGAACTCAGGGCGGACCTTTGATGAATATAATTGCTGCAAAAGCACAGTGCTATAAAGAAGCTCTTCATCCATCTTTCGACGAATATATAGAAGCTGTTATAGAAAATGCAAAAGCTATGGCAGAAGTATTCTTAGAAAAAGGATACAATATTATAACAAAGGGAACAGATAGTCATATACTTTTACTTGATTTGAGTGATAAATCAATAAGTGGTAGAGAGGCTGCAGATTTACTAGAAGTAAATGATATTACTGTAAATAAAAATGGAGTACCAAACGATCCACGTAACTTTATAGAAACAAGCGGTATTCGTATGGGAACAGCGGCAGAAACAACAAGAGGAAGCGGATTAGAAGAGTTCAAAATTATGGCCGAGCACATGGTAAATATCATGGAAGGTCAATGAAAGCTGTTATAAGTAATCGAATATATCTTGAAGTAACGGAAGCATACAAGGAAATTTTAAACAAAGAACTTACTTATACTATTCCCTCTTTCAAGCCTACGGATCCACCTCTTGTTATTAAGAATATGGCAAGAATAAAATCAAATCTAGTAAGTATTCCAGTAGGAAGAACGGATTTGATACCAGAAGACTATGAAATAGTCGATAAGCGCGAGCATATACCAGTAGAACTTCCTAACTTTAAGTTTGATTTACGAGAAAGTCAAAAAGAAGTTTATGACGCAATTGACGATAATGCTATAATCAACGCATGGGTCAGTTGGGGTAAGACTTTTACAGGTCTTGCAATTGCTGGCAAGCTTGGTCAAAAAACACTTGTGGTAACACACACAGTCCCACTACGAAATCAGTGGGCAAAGGAGGTAGAAAAAGTCTATGGATTTAAACCAAGTATTATTGGAAGTGGCAGCATGGATCTTACTGGTCCTGTGGTTATTGGTAATACTCAAACTCTTTACCGTAATATTCCAGCGATACGTCATGCTTTTGGAACAATCATCTTGGATGAAATGCATCATGTCTCGTCTCCGACGTTTTCTAAAATAATAGATTCAAATTATGCAAGATATAAGATAGGATTATCGGGCACAATAGAAAGAAAAGACGGCAAACATGTAGTCTTTAGAGATTATTTTGGACATAATGTTTATAAACCCCCAAAAGAAAACTTTATGGTGCCAAGTGTTCATGTTCTTCGTTCAGAAATACGATTTATGGATGGAGCTAGAATACCTTGGGCAAATAAAGTAACAAAACTCGCAAATGATAACGAGTATAGACATACCATTGCTATGGCGGCAGCAGCCTACGCCGCAAAAGGCCATGTAGTTTTGGTCGTAAGTGATCGTGTACATTTTCTGAAAGCTTGCGCCGAACTCGCAGGCGAAGATGCTATATGTATTACGGGAGAGGTAGCGCACGAGGAAAGAGAAGAGTACTTGTCTGCTGTGAGAAACGGCAAAAAGAACATTCTTTTTGGGACTCAGGCTATCTTTTCGGAAGGCATCTCAGTAAACAATCTGAGTTGTCTTATTCTTGGAACTCCAGTAAATAATGAACCACTCTTAACACAGTTAATTGGTAGAGTTATACGGAAAGAAGAGAATAAAAGGGATCCTGTGATTGTTGACATTCACCTAAAAGGGAATACTGCCAAGAGACAAGCATCAAATCGCATTGGTCACTACATGAAACAGGGATATGAAATCAAACAACTTTAAAAAAATAGTTCTTGACATAATGGTTATTTTTTAGTATAATATATGTTCTTATTTGACTGGCAGAAAATCTGTATTCATGCGGAAGGAAAGGTGGTAAACACCGTTCGTATCTTTCGTATGCTTGTTGAAAAACAAGTCCCCCAAAATAAATGGGATAAGATATACAAATATTCTCAGATAGACTTTTCCGGGGAAAGTTTCATGCTTCACCCCGACATCCTTCTGTACCACTCTCATAAGTACACATATCGTGAAGTTGCCCAGTATATTGCTTTGTGTAGCTTACGCTCATATGCAGAATATGAAGCACTAAAAACGGTAACATTAGACTCTATTCTTGTTCCAGGAATAGGGGCTGATCCACACTTAATATTAGAAACAAACAGGCTACTTTCATTAGATGAAGATCAACAAATTCATTTTCTCTATGAAGAAGTCAAACCAGAGGAGATCCATTAATGGCTATTCAATTCAACCAGCACAAAGGTGCTGCTCAAAAATCAAGCATTACCAGCTTTCAATATGTAGATGGTGACAACAGTTTTCGACTTGTCGGAGATATTCTTGCTCGGTATGTTTACTGGGTAAAAGGTGAAAATGACAAAAACATTCCATTAGAGTGTTTGTCATTTGACAGAAACAAAGAAACTTTCAACAACATGGAAAAAGATTGGGTTCGTGAGTACTATCCTGATCTTAAATGTGGCTGGAGCTATGCAACTCAATGTATTGACGGTGGTCAAGTGAAAGTTGTAAATCTTAAAAAGAAGTTGTGGGAACAAATTATTACCGCAGCAGAAGACTTAGGCGATCCAACTGACTATGTGACAGGTTGGGATGTTCAATTCAAGCGTGTAAAGACTGGTCCTCTTCCCTACAATGTAGAGTATCAATTACAAGCACTCAAGTGCAAAACTCGTGAGTTGAATGAAACTGAACTTGAATTAGTTTCTGATCTTAAGTCTATGGATGAAGTTATGCCTCGTCCTACTGCTGATGCTCAAAAAGAGTTATTAGACCGTATTCGTGATGCGGGTTCTGAAGAAATTGACGAAACTATTGAAGACGAGTTTAAAATAGCGTGATTTTATTTACAGCGGATTGGCACATAAAGCTGGGGCAAAAGAATGTTCCAGTTGAGTGGGCGAAAAAAAGATATCAAGAATTTTTTGACCAAGTGCATTATCAAGCAAAGACTTGTGATATGCATATTATTGGTGGAGATCTCTTTGACCGTATTCCAAGTATGGAAGAGTTAGCTCTTTACTTTTCTTTTCTCAGAAATGTAAAGAAGCCGACTCTTATCTTTGATGGTAACCATGAAGCTACTCGTAAAAATCGTACTTTTTTCTCTCAGCTAAAGCAAGCATCGCGAGACATAAATCCTCTTGTTAATGTAGTTGATATCTCGTATGTAGATGAAGATATGGGATTCGGTGTACTACCTTATGCAGAGTTACATAAAAAAGGAAGCATAGAGCATTTTGATACCTCTATGCCTCTTTTTACTCATGTGCGGGGTGAAATACCTCCGCACGTAACTCCAGAAGTAGACCTTTCGCGATTTGATCCGTTTCCTGTAGTATTTGCAGGAGACTTACACGCACATAGTAATACTCAAAGGAATATAATATATCCTGGTAGTCCTATGACTACATCTTTTCACAGACAAGAAGTAGAAACAGGATATTTACTTATAGATCCAAAAGACTGGTCTTGGAATTGGTGGCCTTTTACTTTGCCACAGCTAATACGCAAAACAGTTACAGATCCAGCAGAGATGATTCCTACAACCTATCATCATACAATTTATGAGATAGAAGGAAATATACAAGAACTTGCAGCAGTAGAAAACTCGGAGCTTTTAGACAAGAAAGTAGTAAAAAGAAGTAATGAAGCTACATTAGTATTAGAAAAAGATATGACACTTGAAGATGAGCTAGTAGAGTACTTAAGTTATATTCTAGAGCTTCCAGAAGATAAAATATTTGACATTTTAGGAACGTATAATGATTACGCTCAAACAACTCAGTTGGGATAATTGTTTCAGCTACGGACCAAACAATAATCTGAGACTCGATACTGATACAGTCACACAGATTATTGGCACTAACGGTATGGGTAAATCATCCATACCGTTAATTATTGAAGAAGCTTTATACAATAAAAACTCAAAAGGTATAAAGAAAGCAGATATACCAAATCGATATATGAGTAATGGTTATACTATTTGGTTAATATTTGAAAAAGATGGAAATGAGTATATAGTTGACGTAAAAAGAAGTAGTAGCATTAAAGTAAAACTTACAAAGAATGGAGAGGATATCTCTAGTCATACAGCTACAAATACTTACAAGACTATTCAAGAAATAATAGGTATTGATTTCAAAACCTTTTCACAGCTTGTATATCAGAGTACAAATGCAAGTTTACAGTTTCTAACTGCAACAGATACGAATAGAAAAAAGTTTCTTATTGATCTATTACATCTTGATGACTATGTTCAGCTTTTCGAAGTATTTAAGGAAGCTGCACGGACTACTTCAAATAAAATGATTGAAGTGACATCAGAAATTGCAACTGTTGAAAAGTGGTTGAATACAAATAAATTAGAGAGTACTGACATACTACCTATGTTAGATTTAGAAATAAATACGGATAAAGAAGAGAAAGAGTTCCGTTCACTTTCAATAGAACTTGAAAATATTTCTGAAAAAAATAAAAAAATTCTAAGGAATAATCAGTATAAAGAAATGCTGGCTGGTATCAGCCTAGATGAAATAAATAGTATTACTGCTACTGAGAAAGTATCTCCTGATGAATTCCAAAAAGAACTTGGACAGCTTGAAGCAGGTATGAAAGCTTGTGAACGAATGTTACAGAAACTAGAAAGACTAGATGACGTCTGTCCTACTTGTGAACAAAAGGTTGATGCTCACTTTAAAGAAAGTCTTATCAATGAAGAAAAGAAAACAATTTCTTTTATCACAGAGAAAATAGATGGAAATACGAAGAAAATTGCAGAGATTCGTAGAAATAATACTCAATTCGATAGAAAAAGTAAACTTCAAAAAGATTGGGAAGACCTGTATAGGTCAATTGACACTAATCTACCAACGACTATTCTGGATAAAGAACAGTTGGAAGATCGCTTGGCCAGTCTTCAAAACGAATTACATGCTGCAAAGAAAGAAATATCTCGAATCGCAATGGAGAATGAAAAGCGTACGAGGGAAAATACACGAATAGAAATAATAGAAGCTCAAACAGACGGGTTTATAAAAAAATTAAATAAAGCATCAGAAACTCTCAAAGAAGTAACAGAGTTAGATGCTAACTTAGAAACTCTAAAGAAAGCTTTTAGTACAAACGGACTTCTTGCCTACAAAATAGAAAATTTAGTAAAAGAGTTAGAAGAACTAACAAACACTTATCTGGCGGAACTGTCAGACGGGCGTTTTACACTTGAATTTATTGTATCAAATGATAAATTGAATGTACAAATTACTGATAATGAGAGTATAGTAGACATACTTGCTCTTTCTTCTGGAGAGTTGGCAAGAGTAAATACAGCTACTTTGATTGCTATTCGTAAACTAATGAGTAGTATATCAAAGTCAAGAATAAATATATTATTTCTTGATGAAGTAATAAATGTGTTAGATGAGAGCGGCAGGGAAAAGCTAGTTGAAGTATTGCTTCAAGAAGATTTAAATACTTATGTGGTATCTCATGGGTGGACTCACCCACTACTACATAAGATAGAAGTAGTAAAACAAGGAAATGTAAGCGGTCTAGAATGGTAGATTCAAGAGCAAAAGGAGCAAGAGGAGAATATCTTGTAAGAGATATGCTGAGGACACATACAAACCTTCAGTTTGAAAGAGTTCCTAACTCTGGAGCACTCGAGTATCTGAAAGGAGACCTATATGTACCTCATGCAAAGAATAAATTTTGTATTGAAGTAAAAAACTATGCAGATTCGCCTCTTACAGATAAAATATTTACTGCTTCAAAGACTAATTATCTAATACAATGGTGGAATAAGTTAGTGCGACAAGCAGATAGCGGAAATCAAGAGCCTTTGCTCTTTTTTAAGTATAATCGGTCTCCTGTATTCGTAGCTACGGAGTTTCCGCCAGAGTCAACAGACCACTATATATTTA